ATGATCTTGTCCCGGTCGAGGTGCTTCAGGGCTTCGCCCACCACTTCCTCGCTGTGGTACAGGCCGTAAATGGGGGCCGTGTCCACCCAGGTGATGCCCTGCTCCACGGCCGTGAGAATGGCTTTTACGGAAAGGGCGTCGTCGTTGTCGCCCCACCAGCTGCCGCCGCCAATGGCCCAGGTGCCCATCCCCAGGAACGGGGCGGACAGGCCGCTTTTACCAATATTGCGTTTTTCCATAGTAATTCCCTCGCGCCAGTGTCCCTCCCCATGTTGGGAGGCTCAATATGCACTGGTGTATTTTGTTGGATTTCTGAAATTTATTCAAAAAGACTGCGGCACAGGTGTTGTACCGCAGTCTTCTGAACCTGATGATTTAAATATTGCCAAATTCGCTCAGCTTTAATTCCTCGTTATGGGTTTCTGCCCAGCGGATGGCCCAATCGGAGGTGAACAGGAGCAGGCGGTTGCCTTTCATGTCCTCCACAGCCTTGGTGTCGCTGGTCAGGTCGAGGTCACGCAGGTTGTAGGTGTCCGGGTCGTTCTGGACCCAGCGCAGCTGCTCGAACGGGAGCTGCTGCATCCGGATCTCCACGTTGTACTCGGTGTTCAGGCGGTACTCCAGCACTTCCAGCTGCAGCACGCCGACCACGCCGACCACCACTTCTTCCATGCCGCCGCCCACTTCGCGGAAGATCTGGATGGCGCCCTCCTGGGCGATCTGCTCCATGCCCTTCACGAACTGCTTGCGCTTCATGGTGTCCTTCTGCTCGATGCGGGCAAAGTGCTCCGGCGAGAAGGTGGGGATGCCGGCAAACTGCACCTTCTTCTTGCCGGTGCACAGGGTGTCGCCGATGGAGAAGATGCCCGGGTCGAACAGGCCGATGATATCGCCGGCATAGGCCTCGTCCACGATGGCGCGGTCCTGCGCCATCAGCTGGGTGCCGGTGGCCAGCTTGATGTTCTTGCCCTCCTGCACATGATAGGCTTCCATGCCGCGCTCGAACTTGCCGGAGCAGATGCGCATGAAAGCGATGCGGTCGCGGTGGGCCTTGTTCATGTTGGCCTGGATCTTGAAGATAAAGGCAGAGAACTCATCCCGGCAGGGGTCCACGGACTCGCCGGTCAGGCTGTCCACGCGGGCCAGCGGGGTGGGGGTGAGCCGCAGGAAGTTCTCCAGGAAGGGTTCCACACCGAAGTTGGTCAGGGCCGAACCGAAGAACACGGGGCTCAGCTCGCCGCGCAGCACCTTGTCCAGGTCGAACTCCTCGGCGGCACCGTCCAGCAGCTCGATCTCATCCACCAGCTGCTGGTGCAGGTAGGGGGTGAGCAGCTCATCCAGTGCAGGATCACCCAGTTCGGCCTCGGTCTCATTGACCTTTTTCACGCCGTTGGCGCGGCCGTCGCTGGAGAAGGCCAGCACCTTGCGGGTGTTGCGGTCGAACACGCCCTTGAACTCCTTGCCGCAGCCAATGGGCCAGTTCATGGGGTAGGTCTTGATGCCCAGGATCTCCTCGATGTTCTCCATCAGCTCAAAGGGGTCGCGGGCTTCGCGGTCCATCTTGTTGATGAAGGTAAAGATGGGGATGTGGCGCAGGGTGCACACCTTGAACAGCTTGATGGTCTGGGCCTCGACGCCCTTGGCGGCGTCGATGACCATGACGGCGGAGTCCGCCGCCATCAGGGTGCGGTAGGTATCCTCCGAAAAGTCCTGATGGCCCGGGGTGTCCAGAATGTTCACGCACTTGCCGGCGTAGTTGAACTGCAGCACCGAGGAGGTGACGGAAATACCGCGCTGCTTCTCGATGTCCATCCAGTCGGAAACAGCGTGCTTGGCGCTCTGCTTGCCCTTGACGGAACCGGCCTGGTTGATGGCTCCGCCGTACAGCAGCAGCTTTTCGGTCAGCGTGGTCTTGCCGGCGTCGGGATGGCTGATGATCGCAAACGTCCGGCGGCGCTCGATTTCTTCACGATTTGTCATAGATCTGAAATTCTCCTAGAAGGGGGTGAAGTTTTCTCCGCTCCCGCGCAGCGGGAGCGGAGAAAACATATTTTTACACATACGCACTTTATTCTATACGAAAACGCGCGATAATGCAAGGGCTTTCGTTATTTTTTCAGGATGATGAAAAGTAAAGCATTAAATGCAACAAATTTTCGACCTTATTTTTGTGGATTTTAGCGTAAAGCAAACAGGCCGTCAAGTTTTCTCCGCTTGCAGCCGCCCTCTATTGTTCGATTTTACCAACGGTTTTCTGCTTTCGTGTCGCTTATGCTGTCAGACCAAGCTCCCGTAGGCATTCGCGGAACATTGTGCCGGCGCTCTTATAGCCGAAAATTTTTCTGGGATAGCTGTTGATCCAGTTCTCCGTAGCCGCGATTTCCTCTGCCGTGACCTTTGAGAAGTCTGTGCCTTTCGGGTGCCTGCGGCGAATCATGCCGTTCACATTCTCATTGCTCCCGCGTTCCCAAGAAGAATACGGATGACAATAGTACACCTTCGTCCGCTTATCTCCGGTGATGCAGGACTGTTCCAGCTGGTCGGCCAATGCAAACTCACTGCCGTTGTCCACTGTGATGCTCTTATAGATAATGCCAAACTTCTCTGCACCTAACTTCCGTTCCAGTGCATTGATTGCCCGCACGGTCGTCTCTGCGCGGCGATCTGGCACCACTATAATATTTTCGTTCCGGGTCTTGCGCTCAGTCAGCACCAGCAGCGCAACCGTGCTTTTCTTCTTGCCAGAATACACCGTGTCCATTTCCCAGTGTCCAAATTCTTCACGGTCTTTTACTTCCGCCGGGCGTTTTTCGATGCTCTCACCGGCAGGCGCACGAGCAGGATCCTTTGTTTTCACCTTTTTATAGTCGCCCTTATGCACTCCATGTCTGGGCAGAGCCTTTTGCGTCAAGTTCAGGAACACGCCCTTTTTGATGTAGCTGTATATGGTAGGCACCGATATATGCGTTTTGAATGTCCGTCCTTCTTCCAAGGCATAACCGTACACAGCAGCCGGTGAACAATCCTTATCTATAATGGTCTGCTCGATATAGCTTGCAAGCTCATGATCCTTGCCAATCTTAAGGTTTGGTCCCTTCTCCCGAAGATGTGCCTGATACCTTTGTTCTGCAATATCCGGGCTATATGTAGGAATCAGCTTCCACGTCTTCCCGTCCAACTTGTCGTAGCTGCCGCGTTTCAGTTCCCGGTACACCGTGGACGGGTCAACCCGCAACCTGTCTGCGATTTCCTTTACTCTCAGCCCATCTTTCAACCACTTTTCAATACGGATTCGGTCTGTAAGCGTAAGCTGTTTGAACACTCGCACGCCGTTTTCCTCCTTTCGACTATGGCGTTTATTTTCGTTTTAAGCGTAAATTATACGGTATACCGTTGTCAATTCGCAATTTTTCCACACTTTGCACATTTCCTTTGTGCAAAACTTCCAGACAAACAAAAAATGCCCCGCCAGCGATCCGGGTAGGATCACCAGCGGGGATGTAGTTTAGCTCAGTCGTCCTGGATGGGGAGTGCCTTTGCTCTCGTATACAATTCAGTTCCGGTTCCGTTACCTCCCAGAGCGTGATAACTCTTATAGAGGTATTCAATGTTCTTCAAACCGGGCAAGTCGATGTACCCTTTCTCGATGTAATGGGTACACGCCAGATACAGCCGGTCGTGGAGAATTGCCAGCAGACCGTTTTTGATTGCCTTGTTTTCCTCTTTCTGTGCCTTGATCTTCTTGGAGAGATTACGGTATGCAGCGGCCAGGCCTGCCGCCACGATGCCGAAAAGCCATTGCGCCCAGTATTTGACGATAAATTCCAGCATCGTTTACTCCTTGCGATTCTTGTTGTCCTCCCCCACGTTACCGAAGTGGGCCACAGTAGTGGTTTCTACGGATTTCTTTGCCATGTAATCTTCGAGCTTCTTCTTGGTAAAGTCGAACACAAGCTGTACGATCCAATCCAGCGTCCGCTCATTGATTGCCCAGTCCAGCCAGTCCGGGGTGTACCCGCGCAGTACGGCAATGACATGGGCTTTCTTTTCTGCGCCTGCGCCACTACCGAACTTTTCCTCTGCGTTGACGATCCACTTGTACACAGTCTTTGCGACCACAAGGCCGTAACCCAGACGTACCGCCGCCAGCGCCGTGACCACAAGGCCGACCACCATGAAGATGCAGGCCAGCCATTCAGGGAATGCCATCAGAAAAACTTTCAGAATGTTCTCCATTTTGTTTTCCTCCTACTCTTAACCCACCCAACGGCTCTTTACCGCACGGGTGTCGATGTGTACCCAGCCAGCAGGACGACCAGTTTTTACCGGGTAACGTCCGATGCCGCCGGTGTTTTTCAGCAGCGTTTCGGCGTAGGTCGCGAGCGTTTCCACGTCCACGCCCTGAATCCGAATATCTGCCGCCATCCCGTAGCAATGCTGACTGTACGTTGCGCCCTTGACCGCCTTGTTATGGGCGGCCGTGCGATATGCGCTGGTGATCGTAACAGCTTTTCCAAAGTGATTCCGGATGTTCTGCAACAGTTTCACCAACACATCATCAATAAAGATGGGGTCAGTCCCATCCTTGCAGCGAAACTCTTTCACGGCAAAGTTTGCGGACAGTTTCTTGTTACCATCCTTTGCCAGCGAATAGGCTTTAATCGCCATTGTCGTTTTCTCCTTTCTGGCTCAATGCCATTTTGCAGCCGCTCGACCCACACTCAGCCACCAGCACGCCGAACTCGGCCCGTTCGGTGCTCATGTTTTCGCCCTGCGCTTCAAGGCGGGTCAGCAGGCGCTCGACCAGCTCAGGCCATGTCATAGTCATCACCGGTGATGCGCTTGTAGTCCTCTGCGGTGATCTCGCCCTTGTTTACGCGCCCGGCCAGAACTTTCTTCACGCCAACGCGGCGGGATGCGGGCATCTCAGCCCAAGTCTTAGTGCCTGCAATCAGGCGGTTTGCCCAGATAATGTTCATGGTGATACCTCCTTATTCTTTGTTCAGCGCTGCGTCCAGCTCACACAGCGCGGTTTCGATGACGGTCAAGCGCTTCTCGTTGGCCGCGTCCTGTTCGCACAGGGCATCTTCCATTTCAGCCACACGCTCCGGCAGCCGCTCATGCTCCTGCTGCTTCTTGGCGGCGGCTTCCTTCTCCTGCCGGGTGGGCAGATCGTGTTTCTTCCACTGAATCATGGTGCTTTCCCTCCTTACTGGAACGCGCCGGTGACGGCTTCGATGTAGCCGCCCTCGCCGCTTGCACCGCGCTCCACACTGACGCGGAAGTTAAACGCCGCGCCCGCCGTGGCGGTCTTATTCTCAAAGACGATATTCGCGCCTTTCTGCACCTCGGTCGTGACATCCTGCCACACCGGGGCCTCGTCCTTGGCGTTATTGGTCACTTCGGCCTTGAGCTTCGCATCATCCGGGATGGAGCCGGTCACCTGAAGCACAGCAACGGTAATGTCGCCGTCCACGGCCAGCGGTTCGGCCAGTGTCACGCTTGCGGCGTGGACAGACTTCGTAAAGGTCGCAGACGTGCTGACGGTTTCCTTGCCGTCGCTCACCTCAACGGTGAGCGTGTGGGAGCCGTTCAGGATTTTCTGGAATCCGGTTGCGTTGGCCGTCTGCTCAAAGGTCAGGACCGTGCCGCTCGTCACTCCGGTGCGGGTCTTTGTGGCTTTTCCGTCCAGCTTTTCGGTGACGGTCAGGCTGTCGCCGTCGGCATCGGTGACGGTGTACTTCCACGCAAAGGCCGCGTTCTTCTCGCCCAGAGTTGCGCCGTCTGTGCTGACGGTAGGCGCAGTGTTGACACTGACCGTGCCATCGTCAGACACCAAGAGAGTAGAGGGCAAAATCAAAGCGGGGCGAATGCCTCTCGAGCTGGAGCAGTTGGTGTCGCCACTGGTGCCAGCGGAGCCGACCACCAGCGCGCGGTTGGAGGTGACGTTGCAGCCCGGAGAGCGGAGCCACCAGCCGGTGGCAGAACCGTTGAGATAGGCAACACGCTTGGAATCCGAACCATTGTCTGCACAGCCCTTGAAATAGGCTAGCTCTGCACCCTCGCCTCTCGGCATATAGGAGTAGCTGAAACTCGTTTCGGTCGTACTGAGCAGGAAGATCTTCGCAGACAGGCCATTCGAGCCGCTGGTGACTGTCGTGGACGTACCGTGGCCCTTGCGATACGGAATCTTTACCTGCTTGATGGCGTTCTTGATGTTCGACTCGAACAGATTCAGGAACGTGCTGTTCAGGTAGGAATGGATGGTGCTGTTGGCATAATCGTTGGTGTTCGAGCTATGCCATGCACGGTTCTCATAAATGTCCTTCATCAGAAGCCATGTGCCGTTGCAGCTATCGTCATAGACGCTGGACGGCTTGCCCTGATGGACAACGATAAAATCTTTGGACGCGCCGTTGACTTTGATTTTGACAATGCTGCCAACGGCTTTCGTGCCCAGTTTTACGTTTGCCATAAATTTTCACCTCCTTAGAAATCAATGCGTGCCAGATCGGCGTTCCACACGCCGGTCACGGTCAGGCCGTCCAGACTGCCGAATGTGGCAGAGAACGGATTTTTCGCGACGTTCGTGCCGAACTTCAGCTCAATGGCCTTGATGCTGGCGTTCATGGCTGCCACACTGGCGCGGATGTCGCTGTGGGCGTTCTCCGCACCGTTGTGGTTGTCCACCGCCGCGCTGATGCGCTGGTCGGTCTCGGCCTTTTTGTAGCCGTCCACTTCCAACCGCTGGCTCTCGGTCAGGTGGCCGTCTGCATCCAGCGTGGCAATGCCGCCCGGCACACCGATCTGGTCAGTGCGGACAACATCTTCATCCGGCGCTTTGCCGGGTCCTGCGTTAAAAGAACCGTATGCCATTTAGGTTCCTCCTTCCTGTGCATCCGTGTATTTCACGGTGCTTGTAATGTGATACTGTGCAGAAATTTTCTCGGTCGGAGCTTTGGC